TACCTGCGTCGTTATTTTCAACAAGTATAGAGGCATAATTGTAAGTCTTACCCAGTCTATGTAATGTACCAGAGTAATCCAGAGGAGTTGCAAGGTTATTGCGATAAACACATACCTGTTTATAAGGCATTGTAGTTACATCTATAACCTGAAATGCTGAATAGTCTAGACCTTTACCTCTAGAAACGTCCGCTGTAATAGCATACTGATTGCCTTTGACAGGCTCTTCATATATCGTTAAGCCATCTCTATCACTCAATGGTATTTTAGCAACTAAAGTTTTGAGTACAGCACCTGAGATTAATGTACCAGATGAACCAAGGAACTCACATTCGAATTCCTGTGCGAATTTCTCGTAGTCCCAATCCATGGCCGCGAGAGTTTCTTTCTTCCACTTCTCATCTCTACCAGGTACTTCAAACCATGGAACACGTACAAACTCAAACCCGTTCCAATCCTTGGCTTCTCTTGGCTTAGCAGCGCCTTCACATGTCTTATAGAAGTGATTTAAACCATTAGGGGTGGATGTGAATAGAATCTTGGTTGTTTCACCAGATGAAATGGTAGGATAAACTGATGCGAAGAACTCATCCCAGTTCTCAACGAACGCAGCTTCGTCGATGTATAGAAGCGAGATAGATTTACCACGAATAGCAGAAGATGATGTTGCAGCTGCAAGAACCTTACATCCATTCTCAAGAGTGATATTACCCTTGTTCCATTCTTCTACACCTTGCTGTAACCAATCAGGGAGAGCTTCATAAGCTGCTTTAATACGGTCTAGAATTTCTCTAGCCGCATCGCCTTTGTTAGCAAGAAGAGCTACTGTCTTATGGTCATTGAAGAGAATATAATGTAGAATAACCGCAGCCGCTGTAGTAGTCTTACCAGCCTGACGACTGGTGACCACCGTGACACGGCGGTTATGAGTGATTTTTTCAATGATTTCTTTTTGATATTCATATAACCTAATCGGGATAAAGCCATGATCGACGTGCACGATCTTAATATATTTTTCAGCGAAGTAGATTGGATCTTGAGCACACTTCAACCACTCTTGAACTTGTTCTTGAGTCCATTGAATCTTTTTTCTTGATTTTTTGAGTAGAGGGTTACCATTGTAACCCCTATCAACTGTTGGTATCACCATTTCTCATGTTCTCAATCATTTGTTGTAGTTCAGCTGTTGAACCAACGAAGAGGTTATTAGTAACACCACCTTCACTAGTAGGCTGTACAACACCTTTATTTAGTCTTTGCTTTTTCAGTTGCAAATCAGCTAAGCCCATGCTAATATCAGCCATGGTCTTAATAGAGCTGTTGAGTATTTCGTATGCTTTAGGGTGCTGGGATTGCTGCGCAATAGCTAGCATATCCTGCACTGCTTGTTGACTTAACGATAGAGCGTCGTATAAACCTGTACGAGCTTGATCTACATCATCATCAGTCTGTTCGCTGACAACTGCAGGTAGATTTTCTTTTTCGTCGTCATATACCACAGGTACTGAATTCAGTCCTAGAGCATTATCTAATTGTTGTGACATTAAAAACTCTCTGTAATATCGAAAATAAATCCATATTCACTATTAGCAGCTATTGTTAAGCTATTTACAGAATTTTGAGGTGATACTGTAACGCTTGTCACGGTTGCTGTTGCGCCGCCGACACCAATAAGGGTGCTTCCATTAACAATGTTACCGGTAATATTACGGGCTGTCATTACTGTAGAGTTGCTTGATGCGACATAAACATAATTGTCACCATCCACATATACCTTTTCGGTAGGTGTGAATGGCCCTGTAGCATTAGCAAGTGTATAGGTATGTAGTCTTGTATGTTCGTAGTAAGTAATAGGATTACCGTTGGCATCTTGGCCCGGTTTAATATCGATATTCATTAGGAAGTCGGTATTAGTTGAGTTAGCATTATCAACAGAAATGCCTTTACCAGGTACCTTAAGATTGATATCAATTTCTTTAATAATCGAACCATTAGCTTGATTGGTTGGACCAAAGAAGTAGCCCTTCATTGTAAACGAAAGAGTCCAGATAACAGCTCTTCTATTTACGAAGTCACCCTCGTATGTGTCTTCACTTGTAATATTATCTAGAGTGATAGGAACATCATGCTTCTGATTAAGATCTGGGTTAAGATTTAACGTTGCAGTCCAAACAGGATTAAAGTATGGTAGAATTTGCTCGACGATGTATGTACCATCTTCGATATTTTTAACCATAATTGACAATGTAAAGTCAATATTGTATGGAACAGGTTGATACTGCCATCTAGTAACACCTTCGTTACCTGGCACAGGAGCTGTTGTTCTATTGACAGCGTTTAACTTACGCGCCGGATCATAATAGAGACCAGTCATCTCAAACGTCATTCTTGGAAGCTGTGTAGCAATTGATCTCTCTAGATTAGGGTTACCATCTAGTCTTGCTAAGAACTTCTCACGGGGACCGTAATTGAGAGGTACCTTTGATGTTTGAACAAGTGTGCCGTTATTATCGAATCTTTTCAGCCAAATATTATTAAACAGCGTGCCAAAGTAAATGACATACTTTCTTAATAGTCCATGACCATATGCATTAGAGCCTACAAACATTATACATTACCCTCCGAGAATGGATCTACAGAGGTCCAATCTACAACACTCGTGCCCGCTTCTTGGAACTCTTGATTCTGTGCATATACATCGAGCATAGCGTCTTCATATACATTGTTAGCATATACGTTAGCAACGGAGTACTGTGTTTCAATAGCATCAATTTCATCGACTCCTGTATCAAATCTTTCGTTTGAGTATTCCCAAACTTCACAAACAATATCCCATGTCTGCAGCTCACCCATTTGATAGTAAACTGCAGTACTATTAACGTACTTAATAACAAAGATACGTTTCATCATTGTGGAGTATACAAGATCACCTTCACGCGGTCTCTGAATATCAGCACGTTGTGTAGCGATCTCATTGCCAAATACACGGCGTGAAACAGTAAACGTAACCTGATCTCTAATTTCAAGATTGAACTTAGATAAGAATGTACCATCACCCTCATATGAGTCATATGACTTAATGTACATATCATACTCAAGTGCAAGGCGATAGTAGGAAAGTGAGTCTTCCGACCAGATCTCATCACGCTTCTGAATATCTCTAGGTAGATAGTATACAGTATGCCCGTATATCGACAGACTCTCAGCAACGAGGTCATCAATAAGCATCTGCTCACTATAACTATTAAAGTTATTAAAAAACATATTTGGCATTTGATTAGCCTATCATATCAGATACAGGAAGTGAATACGAAGAGATCATTTCCTGTTCCATCTTCCTAATCTCATCAGCGGAGTCGTTAAGAATTTTTTCCCCATTAAACTGCACACCGCCTGGGAGACTCATACCATTAAACTTGGTTAGGTTAGAACCCCACTGATACTTAATTTTTTCTGTAGTATAGTTTTGTAGCCAGCGATCTGACCAGATCTGACTCCATGTATCAGGATCTACTACTTCATAAGCCTCGATTAAGAGATACTCTCCGTTGTTAATCATTTCCCAGTCCATATCGATATATACCCGATTCTTATGTCTATTGAATCTAATAGGCTGCTGGCCAACCAGCATTTCAGATATTAGCGCTAGATGCTCCATAACCATGTAGTAAGGAACCATCGATACGGAAGTAAGTGTATATAGATCGTTTAATGCAATCTGATAGCGGATATTGAATAGATCGTCGGAACGTACCATCGGGTCCGCAATAGGAAACACACGAACAGCACCAATAATATTTTCAGGTACTGTTATATACTTGTTTGTTTTATCTTGCGATGTTACTTGGTGCTTATAGTAGATCTTGTCAGTACCATCGAAATGATAATCCCAATAGTAGCGCAGTGCTTCATCAATACGATCATCTACTTGATCGTCGTCAACGTTAATTTCAATTACAGGCTTACCTAGCTTACGCAGGCAATACTCTTTAAATTCATCTCTTGTTGTTGGAACAGCCATTACATCATCCTAATATTGGTTTCTATTATTTATCAAGATGCGCTTTTAGCTTATATTGTCCCTTAGATCTTTAGAAGATGAGGTACGCGAACGTCTTTATCCTTATTAGCAACAAGCCATGCTGTAGTTACTAACACACCCATATTTTGCATCCATTCATTCGGGAAGTACGTCTCTCTTCTGAATTCTTGGAACCTAATAGTATCGTTATCGATAAAGTCAGCAAGATACTTGTCAGTATAGTATAGGAAAGAGTTCTCATTCCAGTACGAAACATGAGTAGGATCCTGGAAAGCACCACGTCCATCAGTAGATGGGATCTCAATAAATGCCCATCCGCCATGAGCTAGTACACGATGAATCTCACCCATAATCTTAGTCTTATCATGAAGATGCTCAAGAATATGGGAAGCATTTAGAACACCTACTGAGTTATCAGGTAGAGGAATACCATCATTCAGATCGTGTACATGGTCAGCTGTTTCCCGAGTATCTACAGTAATATATCCTGGATAAGGATTCAGACCACCGCCAATATCTACCTTTAGTAGTCCACGCAGCTCTGCATCTCTTTCAGCCAGAGCTCTTGCATGCTGGTTAAAGAGTTCTATAGTCTTTTTCTGAATAGCTTCATTACGCTCAAGCCAGGTATTATCACCAGTAATACGGTAGATATAACATACCTTTGGAATGTGATGCATGCGTGTAGTTAGATATGTACGAATCATCAGCTCATGATCATCACAGATAGAGAGCTCAGGGTTATGACCGCCTATCTCTTTATAATGAGATGTTCTCCATGAGCGAACATGATCTGGTGCATACCAGATATAGCCAACAGATTGCGATGAAGGTGGGAATGAGTTCATAGCAATGAGCTCTTTACCTCTCCAGTTAAACGTTCTGTATGTCCAGCCATATGCAGGGTTAAAGGGGACAAACTCATCAGTCATATGAAGTACAGCAGCATCGGTAAATGCGAAGCCGACCGTTTCATCTTCATAAGCTTTAGCTAACTCTTCCAGACAATCCGGTGTAATCTGATCGTCATGATCAACTTCAACTAGCACATCCCCTGTACCTAGATTGAAGGCCTTGTTTTTAATAAACCCGATATTCTTATTATCTGATTCTTGACGAAAGATCTTAACCTTAGGATGTACCTTGATACAATCAGGAATATGATCAATTGTACACTTATTGTTTAGATATAGAATCCATTCCCAGTCTTCATAAGTCTGAGTAAGAATAGACTCATATAGCTCAAGTAGAAAAGGAATATTAGCCGGATCATGTTCCGGGGTAATAATACTAAATTTCATTATATATTTCCTTAGTCAAAGAAGAATAGGTGGGTAAGTCTACCTGATTCCATAGTATTACCGAAGTAGGGGCCTGCTGAATGGAATGAACCTGCATCCATAATTAACAGTCTATTGTATATATTAGCGGCAGAATCCGTTATATCAAACTTTGTTGAGTCATAGAAGTCCCCTTGGAATGCCGTATCACAATCTGGTTCATCTCTATGACGAGTACCGTTAATCTTAGATCTATGCATACGAGTACCTGATACGATAGGAGCATTGGGTGAGAGGTAAATCATACCAGCCCATTTCTGCGTGTCATAGTGATATACCTGAGGGTCATTTGAACGCATAATTTGAAACACGCCATTATAGCTTGATTCAAAGTCAGCAATCTTTTGTCCGATAATATGCTCAAATGATTCTTTAAGCCCTTCAGGTCTATAAACAGTCTTAGAACGCATGCCCTTATACCATCTATTATCTTCTTCATACTCAACTTGTGTTAGAGCATAGTTGCGAATCTCATCAGGATTAGCATAGAAGTTATCAACAACAAACATACGTCTTGCTTGAGCTTGTCTTGTGTTGATATAGAACGGCAAAGCAGGTTTAGCTCTATGAGCCTCTACATAATCAAGTGCAAGCTTATGCAGTCTACCAGGTAATGTGCCTGTATCTACATAATGCTCGTTATTAATAAACGATGCACTATGAGGGAACGGGTTTTTACGTTTAGGGTCAATTAGCTTTTCAGTTATTTCCAGCATCTTATCGTACTGCTTAAGATGCTCATAACACTGTGCTAACCCGATTAAGTGATCGTTGCGAATAGGGGCAAATACTTCGGCTTGTTTGTAAGTCGCAACTGCCTCGTCCCACTCCCCTAAGAATCTACGAGCTTCTGAAGAAAAAATCAAGCCATTATATGCAGATTCATTAAAACCTAGAGGCTTATCTTTATATACATGCTTAATCCATTCTGCAAAGTACCAGATAGCTCTGCGCGCATATTCTCGCTTATGATTATTACCAAGTGGAAAGGTATGACATTCATGTGCGTCGAAGTATGACTTACCGATATACCAGAAGTGATACTGTCTATGCTCTTCAAGCATATCACCTTCCGAGATCATTTTCTCTTCAAGTGTAAGTGCATCTGTAACAAACTTGGTTGGATTAGACCATGATTGTCCTTCGTTTAGACCAATCTGACGAATACCTTGTGGTAGATCTACACGTTGAAACCCTTCGCCGATCTCTTGATGATAGATTGTCTCATGGCAAGGGTCGTGATTAAACCCCCATGGCATACGAGCATTCCACATCCAACAGCGGTGATAAACCGTAGTACCAGCAACAGCGGTAATATGGAAGCCTGGTACTTCAGTATCTTCAATTAATGACCAGTCAAAATTCTCATCTACTTCAAGAATCTCATCGCAATCCATCTTGAGAATCCAGTCACAGCCGTGATTGGTCTTCTCTTGACAATAGCGAATTAAATGGTCACGATTCCATCCAAAGCCTTGCCAACCTTCTTCGCAGAAATAGATCTCGCCTTGCAAATTATTCTCATCTAAGAACTGTCTAGCAATCTCTTCTGATCCGTCTGTCGAACCATTATTCTGCATAACATAGTAATCGCAATGACCGAGGGTTGAATCAAGCATACGGCGAAGTACAGGCGCTTCATTCTTAAACATCGCGATCATTACGATCTTAGATTCACGCTTAAGTTTCTTTTTACGAATAACTAAAGCAATATCATCGAAACGCCCTTTAACACCGCGAAGATCAAAATATTCAAATGAATGTCCCATAGGGATATGCTTAATTAGTTCATCGATATGCTCAATATCACTAATATCTTCAACAACTAAAACGCCACCTGACTTAAGAAGGTCACAGTAATTCTGTACTGCATAAATTTGTGTGTCAAGAGTGTGGGGACCATCCTCAATAATAACATCATACCCTTCTGGGTGCAGTTCTTTATAAAAGTTAACGGTTTCTTGAGTATATGCATCACAGTGTTTAAACTGTGTATTAGTAAGGAGAGGAATGTACGCTGGATTAAAATTTTCTGGCTCAATATCAACAAGTTCTAATCTAAACTCTGGTAACAAATGTCTCCAAAGCATGGCTGAGCCACCGAAACGAGCCCCTAGTTCAAGTAATACTCCGGGCTTATTCTTAAACCGGTTTAATACAGGTCCATATACCCGATCAAAGGTATGAGTAAAGATTTTATCTGTGCCGCCGTTATTTGGATCCCCGATACCGAGGTTATTAATAAGATCAATGATTTGATACTGACAATTAGGCATTATAACTTCACTCTCGATTTAATTAATTCAAGCACTTCAGGATCATTTTCTTGCTCGCTTGATGGAACATATAGTGCACGTTTACGTTCTACATCAGCTGTATACTGAGGTGCAACAAGATAATACATGGCAATTGATTTTCTATATTGATTTTTAGGGCAAGATAGTCTATCCGGAAATCCATGCCAGGAGTTTTGCGTTGTATCAAACAATACAGCCCTGTTAAATTTACACTCAACAGTTTTTACTTTTGATTTTGCCTTTCGGCTACTACCCTTCCAGAACTCTAGATTACCACCCCATGCGGACTCCCAATCCTCACTTAGATAATAGATTAAATTCAGTTTGCGTTCAAGCATTAATTTGGGGTGTATAGAATAATCTAGATGGACGTTTAGTTTACCACCCTGCCCATGGATATGCCAACCGGCTCCATGAAGGCCAGGGTCAGGGTGAAGCCCTTTAATACCTGTTACATCTTCCAGCTTACTAACAAACTCAGGGGAGTTCAAGTACTCAATAAAGCGATAAGTGATAGGCGGAAAATTCCACCAGTTGTTAAGAGTCTTCTTAACCTCTAGTGGATTATTATAATCATACCAGTCTTTATTATCGAATTCAATAAAGTCTTTTGATAGTTTTTTAGCTAGATCTTCGTCTTGGAAGTCCTCCATAATCCAGTGGTCAAATGGTTCATTATGATGAATGAACATATTAGCGCCACTTAGGTCCTTCAAACCAAGCTGCAATAGAATAGCGTTTGCCTCTAATGATAGGCGTTGCACGATGTCTAAAGAAAGATGGGAAGTATGTAATGGTTCCTTGCTCACGCAGCTCGTTGGCTGGGGGATAGTGCACCGTATCTATAAATTCAAGATCACAACCTTCATATTCAGAAGGATCGGTTAACTGAATAACACAAGAAAGCTTTCTATGAAAATAGTCATCTCCGTTTAACCAGAATACATCATGATGTTCCTTGTATTCCCCCTGATAAGCTTCATCATATTCAGCAAACTGTACAAAGTCTAGCTTTGTGACATGCACGTTGAAAAAGTCCTGGTTAGCAGTAATAGCAGTCTTCCAAAGAACGTCAAACAGTTTTTGAAAGCGCCAGTCGTCTTTGGAAAGGAAACGTACTTGTGAGCGTCTAAAATCTAGATTAACATCTAGCTGGGTACCATGGGCACCTAAGACTGCCTGTTGCGGCTCAATTGTAAGAGCGTTCTCAATAATCTCATTACAATCTTCTTTACTCAGGTACTGCCTGAAATAACACCATTCACCCTTCATAATAACCTCTTTCAATTGGCTGCATTAATTATGTTATATTTATCCAGGCGTTGAATCAATAGTAATGGTAGACGTCTCTTTGCATATTACCATAGTACCTTCGCAGCAGATACTCCAATCTTCACCTGTCTTTGCACCGCGGCTTGGTACATTAATAATTACATTCTTGCACAGATACTCTTTATCACCTTCAAACACTCTCCATACATGATCGATGGTGCCGCGATTTGGACGTCCTCTTGATTGATTGAATCGTATACGAAAGTCAGACAATTTGAATATCCGTTTGCAAAAACGTTTGGTTTCCTATTTTATTCCAGCCGCTATTTAATTGGTAAAAAATATTTAAGCCATTGTTAAGAGCATATTGAATAGCCCAACTTAGAATCTCAGCTGATATAGGTGCCCCGGCTTCAATTAACTGCATAAAGCTAAGATCAGGATTAGGATTTTCTCTCCAAACCATAATCACGTTAGACTCATCAGGCTTCATCCACATAGGAATATTATCTATAGGTAGCGGGAAATGATCCGGTCCTAACCATAAGCATTTAAACGATCTACATGGATTTTCTGGCCGCTTCTCATATACTGAGCAACCTTTAGCTGTTACATATTGACATTTTCTACCTGGCCAGATTTTTGCAGGTGGCGTATCATCGTCAAAAATAATATCAGCTTCTAGCCAACCACAGCACTTAGTACAACTTCCGCATTCTCTGGTCATACAATTTCTGCTGTGTCAGGGTATTCTGGCTCACCAATATAAGGTCTTGTTGATATGTTCATATGAATAAACTTAAACGGCGCCTTAGATGCATTTCTAGAAAAGCTATGAGGTAACCATGAGTTTGTAAATATGAGCTGACCAGGTTCAGGGTTGAAGCTAACTATATTTGTTGCATTGGTCACAACGCTATAATTTTTCTCAGGAAGATTCATCATAACCTTACCAGGGCGAGGATCATGTATTTCAAACCTAGGGCAGTCTTTAGGGCATTCTAAAAAGTAAAATGCAGATAGCTGACAATCACCATGCACGTGCTGACTCATATCAGAAAATTTTCTATGAGACTGTGCCCATACTTCTGTGAAGTATGTTGACATGCCTTGCATTCTATACCCTTGATCATCTAATATATTCCATGCAGTATTAATAACATAATCTAAGAGCGGATTTACTCTTTCGTCATGTAAAATACCTGCGTGTATTACAGGGTAGATTTCGTTTACTTTATTATTCTTATTTGATAGGAAATCTTTAATAGAATCATTAGTGGCTGAAAGAGCATCTTCTAAGAAGTCCAGCTTTTTTAAACTATAGATTGGAGAAACAAAGTATTGCCATTGCTCAAAAACGTCTGTCATAATAATCTCACTTAAATCTTGGACCTGTTAACCATACAACTAAAGTTTTCCTTATACCTCTTGTAACAGGAGTAACTCTGTGTAGGACATAAGAAGGAAAAGCAGCAACAAGTCCTTTTTGTTTATTAATCTTCATTGGTTCAGGGCTGGTAAGAATTTCTAAATCCCCTCCTTCGTAATCACATGGATCAGAAAGTTGTAGCACTAAAGATAATTTTCTTGGAGAGGGTCCTGTGCCATCACCATGATCAACATGCCATGTATAATGGGCATTGCTACTATCATAGATAGTATACTGAAGAGCTTCTGCGAAGCCCCAAATATCAAAATCAAAAAACTGGCCATTTAATTGCCTTGCAATAAAACCGAGCTTATCGTATATAAATTGAGTTTCGGTGTTTAAGCTCATCCAACCTGTTTTTGAATCTCTTATTGAGGTATGAATACTTATTCCATCAGCATCACCAACAACTGCATTGTTTAAGGCTAAGCGGTCACCAATACTAATTATCTTATTGATTTCTTCATTCGTAAAACCATCAGTCCACGTTGCAAAAGGTATAACAGGTATTGCAATTGAAGGAGATGGTAAAAGTTGATACATGCTCATTATTTACGTTTCCAAATATTGTCCCTATAATGGGACTCATGACTTTGCCTCTTACGATGTGTTGAAGCAAGCTCTTTTATGTCACTGGGTTTAAAAGATCTAATAGTATGTTTGTTGAAAAGAGTATCTCTCTTTATTGGTATTACCTGCATTAAAGGAGTACCAGCAGGAATAATACCATGGAAGTTAGGAACGTTCCATACAAAAGGAAAGTTTACAAACTCAAAGTATTCATCTGAGTCAACTAAACCAGAGAAGCATGTGAAACGATCATCTGGTCTATTTAACGGAGGAACAAATAATAGAGAGTAGCCTGGTGGGCATTTAATAGCCCAGTAGTTCATCCATTTGATTGGAGGCTTTGGCACATGAGGAGCCGGGCACTTTTCCGAAGTCACCTGCATAGGACCATGATTTTCAATCATAGGTCTCGGGTACTGAGACTCATACTCTATGTGACTGCAGTCGTGATTAGACTGTATTCTGACATCCGCTACAAGCGGGATGATCCACCCTGTCACCATAGCATCTAAGAATGGTGGGCATCTTTTAAGGGTTGATTGCTCGAAGCCTAATCCAAGCTTCATCGGAAGGGCCTTATACCATTCCGGGATTAGTTTCCTCGCCGGATACGGTTCAGGTATATTACCTAGATCATCATCAAAGCAAAGAAACTCCAGCTGTGGCTGTTGTTTTTTCATAAACCAAGAAAACATTAATTTTGTCCATTCCCATCCTTTAAATGATGTTGCCCACCATTCTCAATAAATGTTTTACAACCTTCTACGTCAACAGATCCTCTAAGAATATGATCGTCATGAAGGTTAAAGTGAAGATCAGATACCCACTCTCTTA